GACCCAGCACCTACTGGTAGCAAGTTCGTAATCAAGGAGAATGTCAGCGGCGCGCAACTTGAAGAGGCTTATGCAGTCTACAAGGCAGCACGCGCGGAACAAGAGTTCAAAGGAGAACTCGGTGGCGCGTTTGATGAACGCTACACTTCCGAGATGACTCAGAAATCTAATGAGGAAGCACGACAGTCATTTGACTCTCGTAAGCCATTAGAAGACATACAAAAAGCAGTTATCGCGCTAAATGAGCGTATTAACAACCTGTCCAGCGGCGAAGCCGGTGAGACAATTACTAAGAGTGCATCCCGCGCTCTTGTTGAAGTTCCTTCAAGTGACGCACTTGCAGATATGAGTTGGGATGATGTCCACAGACTCGCTGCTGGCGCACTACGAGGAGGTGAATAAGTATGGCAAGAGATTATGTACGCACAATTCAAGACATGGAACGGTATTACTACGGTGGAACAGCGCTAACTGGATATACATACAGTAGCGGGGATATACTCAAAGCGGATGCACCGCTAATGAGTACTACTGCTGGTTCTTACCAAGCAATTTACGGCCGAAAGGTTTGGTCTCAGTTGAACCAAGAGTTCAATGCGTTTAGTATTCTACCTAAGAAACCGTGGGAAAAGAGTGGTTGGAGAATCATTACCTCTAAGGCGTCCTTCACTAAGGGCGGCGGTGTTGCTGAAAACGCAACCCTACCGGAGACTACCAAACCCGATTTCCTACATGTGGCTGCAAAGCCGAAGACTGTCGCGCACACCTTTGACCTATCAGAGGTTGCTATGTTCCTATCCGACAAGGATGACGGAATGGGCGATGTCCGACAAGTATTGAAGGAAGAGATGGGTAAGCATCACGCAGACCATATCAACCGAATGCTAACAACTGATGTTGATACACCAGCAGCAAACGACTTTGAATCACTTGACCGAATTACATCAGACCCGGACAATATGACTGCCGGTGTGCATGTAAGCGCTCTTACCGACCACGATATGTATTCAATTACTCGTAACGGTACCGCAGATTTCCACAGTGCAGAAGTTAGCGTTGATGCAACAAGCACCAACCGCGCGCTAAGTCTTGATTTCCTTGACACCATCTTCCAGCAAGTATGGACTCGTGGTGGTAATCCAAAGGTTATCCTAACTGGCTATGATACACTAATGAATATCCAGCAGTTATTACAGACCCAACAGCGATTCATGGAAACAAAGAGAGTTACTCCATCATACAGCGGTGTGAAAGGTGTACCCGGTATAGAAGCCGGATTCATCGTGGCTACCTACAACGGTGTGCCAATCATCCCAAGCAAAGATGTTACAGCAGACGGTAGTAGTCGTATCTATTATCTTGATACAGACTACCTATGGTTCCAAACAGCGATACCGACTCAGTACTTTGAGAGCGGAATTGAAACTGGCGACCCGTTCGCTATCAACCGCCTCGGACAGGAAGGATTGTATAGAACGATGGGCGAAATGTGGTGTTCTTTCTTTGGAGCACAAGGGAGTATTCGTGACCTTACATGAGGTTGGAGACATAGGAGAAATAGGAGTTGATTAATTATGGCAATAACAATAACAAGAGGAGCAGGGGCGACTGGTTTTACCGTCAGTCTTGAATTAGACCTATACGCAGGGTCACCGGAAGATGGCACACTGTGGCAAGGTAGCGATTATCCGGGTGCATTGACTGCATTTGAACCGGCGCAGACTGACAGAACAAATGTAGCGGGCTTGAAACTACTTTGTGGAGAATTGGCTGCTGCTAACTATAAGGCAGCAGCAATCTCTCTACAAGTATCGGGCGAAGCAACACAAATCGTGGCTTACATGCTCGGCAGTGCAGGTACATTAGACCACAGTACTACCGGTCTCGGTGGTGGTGTGCGAGGCGCACTTAGCGACACCGGTACTACCGGAGTCAATAACACTTTGACCCTTACTTATCCGGGCGGTATCAGTGATGTAACAGTCGCTGCTACACAGATTTGGATGATATGCGGTTAAGGTGGTTAAATGCCAACCGTAACATATCGTGGGCGTTGGCCCACTAAGCGCGCAGCCTTCGGGACATTCACTCGTGGTATCTCACAAGAGGTTACCCAAGAATGGCTTGAGTCTAACCGCCGTAAAATTACTAACGACCCCGACTTTGTCGTGGGAAGTGACGCGAATGAGTTAGTAGATTTAGACGGTGATGGACAACCGGACACAAAATGGACGCGGCAACAACTCTATGATTGGCTTACTCTACATGATGTAAGAGTGCGCGCGGGCTTGACTAAAGCACAACTCTTGAGTAGCGTGCGCGATACACTCGGTATAAGTTCAGAAGAAGAAACAGAAGAGGTCGCGGAAGAGACCGAAGAGGTTGTTTTAACAGAAGAGGTTATGAATGAGACCGCCCTCGTAGAGGGCGAAGCAGACCTACAAGAGGCTGAGGTGACTGAATAATGGTATTTACATTTACAATAGACGAACGACCGAGCGTACTGGGCAATTTGTTGCTCATGACTGGAACATTTACGAATACTGGTGTAACAACCGGTGGAGATATAGCGTTGGCTACTCATCTCTCAAAGGCTGTAGCCGCCGGTGCGAATGGTAGTGCTGCGGGTCTGACTGATACTGAGATTGACATAGCGGTCAACTCAACACTTACATTAGTTACCGCAGCAGGTCTTGACGGTACATGGTGGGCTTTAGGTAAGCGCTGATGCGGGGTGAGACCTCGTGGTCAGAAGAGTATGGACATTTCGTTTTTCCCCTCACGGGCCTTACGATTCGGGTATCCAAATCAATAACGGTGCCGGCTATGCAGCCGCCGAAGCCGGCGCGATGACTGTAGATGATGATTATACTACAGGAGACGCGCGTGATGTTATCACTGTTGGTGATGTCATTTGGGTAAAGAAAACCGATAAAGGCGCGAACTACACACGATTAGGTGTCTGTACCGCTATTGGTGCAGCCGCTGTCACTATTGGGGCAGGGATTACTGTCGCTGTAGCCGATAACGAGATTCTATATGTTGAAGACTCAGCAGCGCCACTTTACGGTCAGATGCTGAACACAGGTGTTGCCCCGAGTGCGGATACTATTATTGAAATGAATATAGTTCGCGGCGAAATTGTCTATACGGTGGCTACACTCGCTTGAGGTGGATAGATGTCCAACTATACTGTTGACGACCTCTCGCGTATGGAAAAAAAAGGCTGGCGTATGGCTGAATCAATCGGCGCAGGTAGCGTTACCGCACCGGAAGACCCACTCGCGGGAATCATACAGAAGCAAAACATTCGTACGCGTAACGCGCGTGATGTCCTTGACATCGGTAGCGGTACTCGTTGCGGGTCTTGTGGTATGCTACATTTTTGTTGGCTTGAGCGCTGTGGCGCGTGTAACAAACCAATGGATTATAACCTCGGAGTGGTGAGGGATGCTCAATGAACGAAGGGTGGGAAACCTGCACAGTATCGGGTTGTAATTCAGCGTGCGCTCAGAACGAGAAGTTTTGCGCTGTGCATCGTGAAGCGCTCAATCGTTCTTTCCCGTTAGAGAAAGCGTGGGTATTCCTTAAGCAAGCGTATAGGGGTAATGAAGAAGACAAGAGTAGAGCCGATGAGCAGGCTTCTATGTGGCGTAATTTACAACAAGAACAAGAGCGACAAAGACAGCAGAGTCGGATGGAAGGCCCTGTATGCGATTTATGTCGTGTGAATCCCGCCGTAGACGAATGGCACGGTGATAATATCTGTGAAGAATGTCATACCGCTATGCTTAATCAAATGCGAACGGCTCACGGATTACCACCGGAGGAGAGTCAGTGAACCCGATAGACGCTGCTTGGCAATTATTGAAAGCGTGGCCGGACCCACCCGAAGAGGGTGAGAAAGAACGATTCCCTACGAGTCACCTACCTCTTACGCACCCTGCGCGTAAGCGCCATAGGGGTCAAGCAGCGCGTACCGGTGGGATAGAAGGCTTGGAAGGCACGATGCCGCCGGAGTTCAGTAGTGATATAGACGAGCAAAATAAGATAGCGGATGACTTTCATGATGCGGAACAAAAATGGCGTGATGCGCATGCGCAGAGCGACAGCGGGTTTTTGGAGGGTGAAGAATGGCAAAGATTGTTTGACGAAACAAAGGACGCGATGGACCCTGTCTATGAAGGTGGAGCATCCGGTGCCTACGGCAGGCCACCCGGTAAAAAAGACAAGAGGCCGGAATTAGAACTATTTGAACGCGATGAAGCACTCGCTGGCGAAGGCGCTGAAATGCCCGACCCACACGAATTAGAACCGGAGATGCGAGACGATACTACTACTTTAACACGCATAAACAGGCGCGGCGACTACGGCCAGCGTTTCACGGAAAAACTGCGACCCCCAAGAACATTTAGAGACCTAAATAGGCCCGAAGTACCGCACGGGTACGAAGAAGAAGAAGAGCCGGAACCCAGCCTTGAGTCAGCATGGAGAGAAATTACCGGTAGCGGGGGCACTGCCGCGGACGAATTAGGAGAACATCTAAGGCCAGCCGAAGAAAAAGAACAGCAGGCCCAAGAAGAAAAATCACAGTTGAATGAAATGGCAAGACAATTGGGTGAAGAAGCGGAAAATTATTTCACAGAAGGCGCAGAAAGGAGTGAACCGAATACCTACGCTAATATGACTACCGATGAACTCAAAGATGTGTATAGACCATTGGCACAACAATATGACAGTATGTCAGACGAAGAACAGGAAGCAGACCCCGATTTTATGGAAGAACTTGAGGAGGTGCGACAAGCACTGCGAAGCAAGGAATGGGAAGAAGGTCAAAATAAACCGCCTATTACCCAATCTACAAGAGCGAGACCTACCCGCAGTGGTAGGCGCGGTGGTGTTAGAACACAACCACGGAGAGGGCCACCACGGAGAGGTGAATAATAATGCCAGTTATATTTCAGCCCGGTGAGCGACCCCCTCAACCCCTTGACCCCGATGCTACCATCTACACTACCCCGCAAAAGGTAGCCGACCTACTACAAATCCAATTCCCCGACCCCGATGACCTCTCGGTCAACGCGACAGCCGGTAACGCCTATATTGAAATCAGCCCCATTGACCTGCGACAGACAGGATACGAAGTGGGTGACCAAATTGAGGTGCTTAGTGACGCTACTCTCGCCGAGACCGCTTACATTAGCGGTATCACTCTCGTTGGTGGCGAAGCGCGTTTGGCTCTACAGCAAACAGCAGTGGGTGGCGGAGCGTACAGTCTCACAGCATCACACACTATAGCCAATAATGCAACCGCGCAAAACTTACAATCATTCACTAACGGCAAACGGCGCGGTATAACAAAGTCGGCTGTACAGCATCTCATCCGCAGGGCGCAAGACAAGATTGACAACCTTACGAATAACGCGTGGCGTCCTATGTTACAGACGGCTGAATACAAGAACTTTGACACTTACAAACCATACAGGCGTAGGTACTACACCGATTATGTCGGTACAACCCCCTTGCTGTTCCGTAATGTTCAGCAAATCGTGAGACTTGAGATTTGGCAGGGCCAAGAATACCGAGAGATAGCAGCGGCAGAAGCGCATGTTGAGATTCTTGATAATAGCGTGATTGACGCGACTGACTATCTCTATCTATGCCCCGGTGACGGTGGTGTCGCATCACTACAAGTGGGTACAGGCACAGGCAATTGGCGGGCGGATTTTGACAACGAATCAACCGCGAGCAATCTATCTGATTTGATTAACAAAGATAACCGCAGAAACAAAGCGGGTGTCGCATTTTCCCCTTCATTCACCCTTGAATCAAACCACGCAGCAGGCGGCTTAGAAACAGCCAATGTGCATCATGAGTTCTTTTCGTCCGCTAACGCCGACTACGGTGGCGGTAAAATGAAAATTACCTCCATGAGGCGCGGTGATGGTGGTGAGAACGCTACTATCGCTACTACAAATGAGACAGGCGTAGCAATTACTGGGCTGACAAGCCTCCCTACAACTACGACCGGTGCTATCGGCGGCGGCTCACTCGCTCTTACTGATGCGAGCGAGTTCGCTAACTATGGTATCGTCTATACAGGTACAGGTACGGCTATGGTCGCGGCATACTATACCGGTAAAACCGGTAATACTCTTACGGGCGTGACAGACCTCGCACCTGCTGGCTTCACTGCCGCGATGTCGGGAGCAGCAATTGCTGTCAATCAGCACAAGTTCCTAATTGATTATGTCGGAACCACCACCGGGGACGAGGCTCGTCTGCGCGATTGGTGGTGCGATTACGAATTGGGTATTATTTATTTCAATAACACTTACCCCTATTTCCAGTGGAACGCGATAAAGGTGTCCTACATTTACGGAGAGCGGTATGTTGAGAAAGCGATTGAAGACATTTGCACCAAATATGTCGCTATGGATTTACTGATTTCGGACGACCGAAGCGTGTTGTTCCCCGAGGGAACGCAGAACATAGACCTCGGTTCAAAGTACCAATTACTCAAACAGCAGATTGCTGAGACGCTACCGCGCTATGTGGAGATGATGACACCGTGGGAGTGAAGGAGATGGTTATGGCTCAGCGCCGCGCGGAAGCGGGTGTTACGCCTCTCGGTATCAAGATACTGAAAGTCAATGCGTTACCCGATTACACTGTAGATGAACAGGGGAATGTTATAGACTCCGACACACTCGCGATAGTTACAGACAAAGAGGTACTCGGTCCTATCATGGAGACTACGCGCAGGCAAATGGAGACTACAAGCCAAACAGGCGAAGAACTACTGAGGTCAAATCTATGAATCCGTTAGAAAAGGCTTGGGTTTTGCTGAAAAACAACCCTTATTTCGGGCCTGTAGATGAACGGGGAAATAGCCTTAATGTGCATCCGATGGAGGTAGGTAATTTTATTGAGAACCGGGAAACAGGTGAATATGATTTACCACCCGATACTATGATGCAACGCACTGAGGAAGCGAATAGTCAGCAAAACCAATTGATAAAAATGTTGTTAAATCTTGCATGGTTTTGTGACATAGAAGCAACTATGGACCCAACATTATCCAGTAAAATAGACCTTGATGAAATAAGCGCGAAGGCGGAAGAGTGGGCGTATCAACTTGGTGGCGGAAGTCGCGGGTATCAAAGGAGAGAGTGAAAATATGAATCCGTTAGAAAAGGCTTGGGCTGTGCTGAAAGCAAACGAGTTTGGTGACGAAGATGAATACTCGGACGAAGAGTACGCACAGGCGAGAGCAAGGATGAAGGAGATAGAGGAAGAATTAACACAACAATTCGCAATCGGTGACGATATGAACCCCAGCGAAGAGATAATGAGTGAATGGGATAGACTTAGACCCATCCTTCAAAGCAGACCAACGCCGAAGCCGCCGCCGAAACCCGTTTTTGAGTCAGAACCTTATGACCCGGGGATGGTGCGAGGGAACTCGGGTGAGCACAAAGAAAGAGTGGAAGAAGCAAAAAGAAAGCGGGAAGAGAAGCGGGAAGAGAAAGAAAGAATGCGGCAAGAGAAAGAAAGAATGCGGCAAGAGAAGAAGGAGAGGCTGTCACAATGGAGAAAAAGGAAGCGGGGGGGATGAATAATGGCGACAGAATCCGTTGAACTAATCCGCAGCATCCTTGATGATAACTGGAACAGGTCTAACACAGACCAAGTCAAGCCTGTCATAACCGACATCACTACCTTAGACGCAGGGCGCGGTAAAAGGTTCAACCTAAACCGCAACGATGGCGTGTTCCTGTACGAGACCGCGCACAACGAAGAGCAGCCCGAAGTGTTCTACGACTTCGTGCACACGCGAATCAATGTAACAATTGACGCGAGAACGGTCCGCGGACGAGAGCGACTCGGTAAAATGGAAGACGAAGTTCGCAGAATCGTGCATTCTAAGCGAAAAGGGGATGGAATCAACTTTGACAGGCTGCTTTACAAGACGCGAACTGACCTCTCAGACCGCTCAAAACAGTTACATCGCTACACCTTCCAAATAGAAATAGTCATATTCAGTGAACTTATCGCGTAGACGGGGAAAGGGGCATGCCATCAACAGTGTACAAAGGAGATTTGGCCGAAGTAACCTTCGGTCACGAAAGCGGAATCGTGCTTACGCACAGTCATCACGCCAACGCTTTAACATGGACACACGCCACTACAGGCGACACTTCGGTCATCACATTTGGTGGCGCGCACACTGCTGACATGTTTTCAGGAGTAGGTGTTTTGAAGTACCCAGCCGGTCTACTTGTTGGATGCAACTTGCGCATCAAGAGTACCCAAGCGAATTATGATGCTGACGACTACGCAACGACAGGCCGGTTATTCACAATCATCGCCAATTCGGGCGCGACAATCACAGTCACACCTGCGCTCGCGGGGGCTTCGGGTAGTCAAAGTGGAGGGGCCAACGACCATGACACAATCATCATTGACGCGCTGGGTTGCCCAACAATTGATACAGAGATGGGTGGATATAACGCAAGCGCGGCGGCAAGTGACGAGACTGTTCTTACTGACCAATTTGTCGGTCTTGCTGCTACACTCACTCTGCCCGAAACTAAAGTTGAGGTTTTGCGCCAACATGTAGTCGGTATCGGCCGCGATGTTGTCGTACAGGTTCCACAGAAAATGTCTAACGAAGGCGGTACTCTTGATACTATGATGAACAGCGCGCGTTGGCTTTACTACTGTCTTGGTAACGAAGCGACAGTTGATGCTGTTGATGCTTCAATATCGGGCGCTGTGGTCATCACAGCAGGTACGCCACATGCAGGCGCAGGGAATGCTCTTGCTATTAATATGGGTGATAATTATATTCAATTGAGTGGCGCACCGTCAGTTGGTGTGCCAGCAGTGGGTGACTATATTCAAGTTTGTGACGCTACTCCTGTCGCTATCCCATCAAGTAATGCCGCGCAAGCAACAGGTACTCTATGGCCCGCAAGCCACACCTCTTTTACTCGTAGCGAATCTAACGAGATTCGGCGGGTTATTGCGTATGACGCCCGAGTCGGGACAGAACGCCGCATCTATGTTGATGACCCATTCTGCTTTGACCATGCGGCAGGTTGTCAAATTATGAAAATGGAGTTTAGTGCTACTAATGCGAACGGTAGCCCACACTTTGAGACAGGTGCTGCCACATACGGCAACATTCAGAATCGTGTCTCACGACTATTATTCTCCGGTTGGCACATACCATCGTTTTCGGTTGAGACCTCAATGCGCTCACGCGATGTTGGCTCGTATAGTATAGAGTCAGCCGCTAATGTACCCGGTTCCGCGAACGACAGCAAACAATTGACGCGTATCTACAAAGGATGCAAAGTCAAAGACTGGTCGCTAACTGCTGACGCTGACGCAGAAGCAAAACTAAGTATCAATTTTGATGCGCTAATGTGCTATACTGACACAGGTAGGTTGGAAAACTCAAACAAAGGTGACAGATACACTGCGCACCGAATGTTTGAGAATATAGGCAACGGTATTCAAGAGCGCAAAGAGGCAGGTATCGCGCCTAACACCGAAAAGCCGTTCATGTTTTACAATGGTAGTATTACCGCGTTTGGGCAACCAATGGCTCAAGTAACTAATTTTAATCTCACTGGGAATAATAATACCGTGACACACTATACAGTGCGCGGTTCGCCCGCTGCTGAGACGCGTAATACAGCAGGCGATTCCTTAGAACAAATACCGTTCGGTGGTAGCAGAAACCCCGCGCTAATTGTTGAAGGGAAGAACGAGTACGAGTTGAGCATGACAGTCATCGTTGATGACCCGCTACTATGGCACGAGTTCCGCACTAATCGCGAGCGTAACGACAGTAATCCTATCACGCTCACAATGACTAAGGCAGGCCCCGGAACTGCTCGCGAGCAGATGGTTGTTATTATTGACGAGTATATTATAGCAGAAGCACCTCTACAAATCCCCGATGACAAAGGAGTCATCAAGAGCGAACTGAAAATCAAGCCGAAGCATGTGAAAGTGGTCTCGCATGACGCGCTATTGCATTGTTAGGTGAATAAAATGAATCCGATGAATACGGCATGGGGCGTTTTGAAAAACTACGACCCACCATCACCAGCCCCAATTTGCCGGCGCTGCACAGCCGCTCATCATAATTTAATACGCACTGATGAATGTGGATGCCCACCCGAAGGGGGGTATCAGTAAAATGAATCCGATGGACAACGCATGGGTCATTTTGAAGTATGAATTACCCGATACATACCGTGGAACTACTGATGAGGCATTGTACGAACAATCGGGTAGTCAAGAGGGACAAGGACCCGACCCCAATGAACAGTTAGTACAAGAATTACATAAGGGTTTGAGTATCGCAACAACAGCCGCCGAAGAACTTGGTTTGGATGATATAGCAGCACAAATCGTGCAACTTCAATCGGAAGTGGAAGAACATTATCCCGGCTCAGAAGATACATACTATAGGAGGTCATGAAATGGGCAGATTCCTATTCAATCTAAGCGACCGTAAAGCGCGTAGAGCGCAAGTCAAGAAAGTGCGCGCGATGTTAGCCGAGCGTGAAGCAGCAGCGCTCGCTCTCAAAGAGACCTTTGACCCCGAAGTCGGTAAGCCGTCAAACAATCCATTCCCCGAGGCGCCCGAGTTAGAGACGCCCGTATCAGATTCCCCCGAAGCCCCCGCCGATGAAGAGGCGGCCGCTGACGAGGAAACGCCGATGCCCGTGAGGAAATGCAGCGTGTGCCGAGAACCCGGTCACACGAAAGCAAATTGCCCCACGCTCGCGGCAAAACCACCCGAGGAGGGTACAGTAAGTGAGTCAACAGGAGACGACAGAACAGAATAGAGCGCAGAAAGAGAACTATACGATTGTTAGCGACATCAATAATTTGATGGTTGCACCGGCTGCTCGTGAACATACGGTTCGCGTAGACGCCGAAGATGAGAATATGGTGATGAAAGTTTGGGTCAAGGATTTGACCTTCCTACAAATGCAAGAGGCGGTTAAATCGTTCGTTAGCATAGATGCTGGCGGCGGTGTAGACCTTGACCTTGCAGGGTATTGGAAATACATGATGGATAAGTGCATTGAACGCACTGAGCCTAATTTATCAAAGACGCAGATGATGGGCCTTAGCGCCTATGTAGGACAGCAGTTGACTGCCCTGCTTCCCCAGCCACAGGACATCGTCTCTGCCCCTTTGTAGAGTGGCCCGAGAGGGCCGAGGCCGTATATCAATCCATGAAAAATCCGCATAGTAGTAATAGCGTTGAGCATCTCATTGATGGTATGGTCTACCTTGTAGCACGGCATTTCAAAATTAGCATGAGCGAAGCGCGCTCAATGAGCAAGGAAGACTTCGCTACTTCGTTCGCGTGGGCGACTGCCGCGCAGCGTTACGAAGCGGACGAAATGAAGAAAGCGACCGGAGATATGAAGCAGGGGCAGCGTGTCGCGGGAACTGATACGGGCAGGCCGTTTCCGGGCAGCGAAGGATGGTGATGAAAAATGGCAGACCCCGTAATAGCACCCGGCGATATTACAAAAATTATTGAGATGCAGAAAGGCTTTGACTCAATGGCGTCATCTGTCGGCATCGTTGAAAGAAAAATGGCAGGTCTCAGAGGAGCCATAAGAGGGATGCCGTTTGTTAAGATGGTAATAGGGATAGACAATTACCGTAAATCCTTGAAGAAGAGTCTACACAATATGGG